GTCGAGCATGCCTGACTTCGCGCGCTGCGGCATGTCGATGCGCACCCCGGCCGGATCGGTGGACCTGGTGCCGCTGTTCCGCCGCCTGGAGGGCGACAAGGATGCGCCCGTGGCGGCCGACGAGCGGGACGCCGGGGTCCTGGCCCTGACGCATCTGGGGGTCGGCGTCCACCAGATCCACAAGGCCCTGAACATGGGCCACGCCGACGTCCGGGACGTGCTCGCCAAGCACGGCATGGAGCCGGTCGAGTCCGCCGAGCCGGAGCCGATCGCGTGGACGGGCGTGGCATACAAGTCGACGAACGCGACGCGGCGCGCCAAGCGGAAGGCTGAGCGCAACCTCGTCGACGGCCGCCTCGTCCATCCTGAAGCGCCGCACGGCACCGACCGCGCCTACACCGACTTCGGGTGCCAGTGCGTGCCCTGCACGGCCGCGCACGCCGCCTCCCTGGCCGAGTACCGCGCCAAGAGGGCGAGGGCCGCATCATGACCCGACAGCAGGACGTCTGCGGGACGCGCTCCCGGTACAACGCCGAAGGGTGCCGGTGCGCCGAATGCACTGAGGCGCAGCGGGTCTACCACGCCGACCGGCGCCGCAAAGTCGCCTACAAGACGTGGAACCCGTGGGTCGACGCCGAGGCCGCCAGGCGGCACGTCAAGGAACTCCGGGCGGCCGGCCTCGGGCGGACCCGCATCGCGGACCTGGCCGGGCTGGACCATTCGGTGGTCTGGCGGCTGGAGCACGGCAACCCCAGGCGCCGCAAGCCGCCGCCCCACCAGATCCGGCACGCGACCGCTGAGAGCATCCTCGCCGTTTCCGCGAGCCTTGACACGCTGGCCGCCTTCGCCACCGTCGACGCGACGGGCTCACGCCGTCGCCTGCAAGCCCTCGTGGCCGTCGGGTGGTCGCAGCGGCGCCTCGCCGCCCGCCTCGGCGTGTCCCCGGCGAACATGGCGTCGCTGATGCGCCGACCCCGCGTGCTCGCCTCACGGGCCCGGTCCATCCGGGACCTGTATGAGGAGCTGTGGAACACCCAGCCGCAATGCCGTTCCACGCAGGAGCGCCTGGCTGTCACGCGGGCCCGGAACTTCGCCGCCGCACGCGGGTGGGCGAAGCCGATGGACTGGGACGACGACGCCATCGACGACCCCACGGCCGCGCCGAGCCTCAAGGACGACCGGTCCATCGTCGACCCGGTTGCGATCGAGCGGGCGCTGTCGGGCGACCCGGTGTCCCTGACCCGCGCAGAGGCCGCCGAGGTCACCCGGATCGGCACTGCGCGGGGCATGTCCTCCAGGCAGATCGCCGCGATCACCGGGCGCACCCAGCGCAGCGTCGTCCGCTACCGGTCGGAGGTGGCGGCATGACCGTTGAACGCAGGCGCCTCGTCATGTTCTCGGTGCCGCTGGCGCAGCCGAAGGAACGCCACCGCAAGGGAGCGGGCGGCCGGATGTACACGCCGGAGAAGACAGTAGCCGCCGAGGAGGCCATCGGGTTCGCGTTCAAGGGCGCCGCCCGTGGCCACCGCCCGGACGACACCACCAGATGGGGCCTCCAGATCGCAGTGTCCGGCGCGAACGCCGCTGCCGACGTCGACAACCTCGCGAAAGTCGTCATGGACGGCCTCCAAGGGGTCCTCTACGTCAACGACAAGCAGGTCGACGAGCTGCACGTGAGGCGTCTGCCCGGCCGCGAGAAGCGCACCGAGGTCACCGTCTACCGCATCGAGGAGGGGTCATGAACGACCGCATTTCAGTAGGGCAGGCCGGACTCAACGGCCGCCGCCACGTGCTCTACCGGTTCTTCGACCAGTCGGACGTGCTGCTGTACGTCGGCATCACCGTCGACCCGACCGCCCGCTTCAAGAAGCACCGCGGCGACAAGCCGTGGTGGGACCAGATCGACCACATCGGCCTCGAGAAGTTCCCGACGAGGAGGGAGGCGGAGGACGCTGAGCGGAAGGCCATCAAGGGAGAACACCCGCTCTACAACGTCATGCACAACGCCTTCGTGGACGAGCCGAACGCGGGACACACGGACGCAACCCTCGCCTGCGACATCGTGTACGGCCATGTCGGCATCGAATACGGCAGCGAGGAGCACGCCCGGCTCGTCGTCCAGGCCAAGGCCAACGCTATCGAAGACGAGCGCGAGTTCGGAGGCGTTGAGGCAGAAGTCGCCAACCTACTGGTCAGCAACCTCCTTACCGAGCTTTGGGGACGACGCGACGACGACGAGACTCTGAAGCGCTGCGCCGCAATGATGTCCGCCAAGATCCCCGATGCCGTGAAGGCAGAACTCATGGACCGGGTCCGACACGACTTCTATTGCGCTGACGAACCTGAACCCTCCGAGCAGGAGGCGCTACCGCACTTGGTCCGCCATGTGGGGAACTGGCTCGCCGAGCAGTTCGGGGAGGCATAGATGCCGCGCATCCGCACACTCAAGCCGGAGTTCTGGGACTCGCCGGACACGGCCCGTGCCGATCTCGCTGTTCGGCTGGCTTTCATGGCGATGTGGAACTGGTCCGACGACTCCGGGCGCGGCACCGCGAACCTTAAGGAGCTTGAGGCGTTCGCGTTCCCCAACGACGACGTGAAGGAGCTTCCGCGGAAGAGGCGCGGAAATTCCGCGCATGAGGCCGGAGGTTGGCGGAACTTCGCGGAGATCTGCGGGGAGGTCACCGAAGCCTACGGAGTGGTGTTCTACCGCGTCAAAGGACGGCCGTACTACTGCATCCCGAGCTTCAAGCGGCACCAGTCCAGGGACTTCCGTCCGACGTCCAAGCACCCGCCCCTCGAAGACGGCGAGGTGTTCGACGTGACCAGCGGAAACGCTATCCGTTCGGGAGTCTCAGGTGAACCCGATTCCGAAGCTTCCGCGCAGGGCCGCGGAAATTCCGCGCATGAGGCCGGAGATGCCGCCTCTGGAACAGGGGAACAGGGGAACAGGGGAACAGGGGAGGAAGAGACTTGCGCACCGCAAGCGGAGCGCGAGACGGCCCCCGTGCCGTCGCTGCTTCCCGATCCTCAACGCGCCCCCGAGCCCGGCAGTGACGACGACCCCGATTGGCTCAAGTTCTGGGCGGTGTACCCGCGGAAGAAGTCGAAGGAGGGCGCGCGCGCTTCATGGCGCAAGGCCATCAAGAAGGCCGACCCAGCGGTCATCATCGCCGGCGCCGAGCGGTACGCCTCCGAGCGTGAGGGCGCTGACCCTCAGTACACCTCGCATCCGACGAAGTGGCTGAACCAAGGCTGCTGGGCCGATGAGGCCGATCCGCCGCCGAGCAACGTCGTTGCGATCCGCGGCAACGACCGCATGTCGGAGAAGCACGCCATGCTGCAGCGCGCCATGGAACGCGCCAGGGCCCTCGACGCCATCGAGGAGGGGTCGGCATGAAGCGCTTCGACGTCGTCGCCCTCGTCGCCTACGCGACCCAGCTCCAGCCCGCCCAGCAGTTCGACGAGTACACGGCCGACGCCTGGTTCGACGTCCTCGGCGACCTCAAGGCAGACGCTGGCCAGGCCCGACAGGCGACCGCCGCCGTGGCGAAGACGGAGCGGTGGATCTACCCGTCGGCGATCCGCGCCGAGCTGGAGACGATCCTCCGCAACACGACACCGCCGGAGCGGGCCGCGATCCTCGCGACACCACCGCTGCCGCCTGACGAGCGGGCCGCCGCCGTCCGAAGGGGCCGGGCCGCCTGCGACGCCGCGATCGCCGCGGCGAACCCGTACCGGCTCACCCGCGAGGACGCCCCGGACATCCCCGAGAACCTCCGCAAGGCCCGTGAAGCCGCCGTGGAGTACCGCGCCGGCCAGAAGCGCCGCGACAACTCGATGAAGCTCGGCGCCACCGGCGGCCAGGTCCTCTCCCAGATCAACCAGAACCGAAGGAACACAGCATGAGCACCGAACCGCACCTGTGGGAAGTCGACCATCCCTACTACGCGACGGAAGGCAACTACTACGCCAAGCCCGGTGAGCGCCACGAGGAGTACAGCTCGTGGCGGTCGTTCACCGGGTCGGGCTTCCACGCTGGCGATCGCGACCTGAACCTGCTGTACAGGTGGGACTGGTTCTCGCCGACCCGACACCCCGACCTGTCCATGCGCGGGACCGGCGTCGACTACCTCGCCCTGTACTTCATCCTCCAGCGCAAGGCGATCGCCTGCTCGGTCAACGTCCGCATCAACGACGAGGACGAGCCCGACGTGCGCGAGTGGCTGGCGAAGTGCGCCGCCAAAGTCGCGGCGATCTGGGACCCGATCAACCTCGCTGCCACTGGGGAGTCCCACTGATGTCCCCCGAACCCATGGGCGGCAGCGGCTCGTTCGGTCCCCAGACCGACCTCCCCGACGGCTACTACGCCACTCCGGACCCCGCCAACGCCGAGACGGTCACGTTCTGGCAGATCGAGAACGGCCGGTACTACCCGCACCCTCGTGGCGCCTGGTACGGGCCTGTCCCGGGCGCGGACGTCGACCCGGACGAGGACGACTACCTCGAGCACCGCATGCAGCTCGGCTACTCCGAGAACCGCCGCATGGACTGGACGCGCGCCGTCCGTGATGCGGTCGAGGCCGACCCACTCGCAGCCCGTCGCTGCTTCGTCGAGAACTCAGGCCGGTGCACGGTTTGCGGTCGGCCGCTCCGCAGCGGCCGATCCCGGCTCCTGGGCCTCGGCGACCGCTGCTTCGACCGGATGCCGCACGAGATCCGAATGGCCTATCTCGCCGAAGCCCGTCGCGCCCAGGCCGAATGCCTCGGGTGGGCCGACACCGCTGGGGAGTCCTGATGTCCGAACCCACCGAGCTGACCGAAGCCGTGTCCCGGATGCGAAAAAACGACCGGGAACGCTTCTTCGCCAAGGTGAGCCCTCCGAACCAGGATGGCTGCATGCTGTGGACCAGCTCCACGAGCAAAGACGGGTACGGCCGATTCTTGCTCTTCAAGAAGGTCCGGAAGGCCCACCGTGTTGCCTACGAACTCCTCGTGGGGCCCATCGAAGAGGGCATGGAGATCGACCACGTTCGCGAGCGTGGGTGCCGAAGCCGTGCATGCGTGAACCCTGACCACCTTGAGCCAACCACGCGTGCGGTCAACAACACCCGAGGTGGCAGTCCGACTGCGAAGAACGCACGAAAGACCAAGTGCATCAGGGGCCATCTGTTCACGGTGGAGAACACCGTCGTGGACCACCTTGGTGGTCGCCATTGCAAGGAGTGCGTCCGGCAACGATCGCGCGCCGCCGCCCTCCGCACCACTACCTCCGAGCACAAGGGAGACTCCCGATGACGACCACCCGATGGAAGTTCGCCTGCCCCGAGCACCTGATCGGGCCCGCCGCCGACTTCTGCACGCCCTGCCGCGCTACCTGGACCAGTGCCGCCGCCCAGTGGCTGCGAGACCTCATCGATGGGGACGCCCGCGACGCCTGCGGCCCGAAGGTCCCGACCACGCTCGCCGAGGCCGCCGATGAGCTTGACGCTCTCGCTGCCGCGATCAAGACCGGAGACGTTTCATGACCGACACCAACCCGCCCGCCGACCGGGCGCCCGAGCCGCGCCGCACGGGCCCCTCCTCCTACCGCGGCATCGGCCAGCCGCCACCCGCGACTGTCGAAGGCGTCATCGCCGAGCTCGAAGTGTTCGAATCGCTGCGGCGCATCCACAACGACGGCATCGCCCCGGGCCAGTACAACGTCCGACTCATGGACCCCGCCTACGTGATCGCCAGGGGCAACTTCGGCCACGACGGCGCGAACTTTGCGCGGATCCTCGCCGATGAGGTGGACCGCCTGTCGGCCCGTGTCGAGGAGCTGGAGAGGCAACTCGGCAAGGCGCGGGCGGACTACGACGAACTCATCGCGATCATCCACGACCGTCCCATGAAGATCTCCGTCGGCGGGACCGAGGAGCCCGCTCCGGAGCCGACCACCGCCCCGGACTCCGTCATGGACCCGTTCGAGGCTGCTGACGACATGGATCGGCGGTGGGAGTGATGAGCACTGAGCCGAACGAGGCGTTCCTGACGCCGGTCGGGGAGGCCGCCGCTGCCGTACTGATGCGCCACCAAGAGACCTACCACCGCAACGGAGACCTGGTCAGGCTCGGGTGCACCTGCGGGACTTGGACGTGGAGGTACCTCCTTCCCAACAACGACATGTGCAGCATGGAGTCCCAGCACGCGCGGCACCGGCTGGAGGTCGCCCGCAGCGAGGGGCCGAAAGTCGAGCAGGCAGTCCGGCAGGACATGGCCGTCGTCGTGAAGCTCGGCTGGCCTATCCCTGAATCGCCCCGTCTGCCCGCTGTGGAGCCCGTGGAGCCTCCCGCAGGACCGGAGACGGGTACGGGTGGCCTGAACCGCCACAGGGACGCTGAGGCGGGCGACGCTGCCGCCGACTTCAAGCCCGGCACACCCGCAGAGTGGATCATGCACGCGGACCGCGCCCCGCTCTTCCGCACCGAGCCGGACTTCCCGCCCGCGACCATCCCCCACGAGGCCATGCCGCACCTGGCGGGGTTCATCAACGCGCTCAAGGCCAGCCACCTGCATGAGGCCGCCGCTTCCCTGCGGGCCATCGCCGAGCACATGCCCGACACGAGCTCGGCCGCTGAGCTCCGCCCCGGCATCCGCTACGCCGCGACCCTCCTGGGCCACACCGCAACCGACCTGGAGGACGGGGATGGCTGAGCGGACTCGGACCGAACTCGAAGACGACCTGAAAGCCGCCCGCGAGGAGATTTCCCGTCTCGATGGTCTCCTGCACACCTACCACCGCGAAGACACCGAACGAGCCAGGCGCCAAGCGGCACGAGCTCGCAAGCAGGCATGGAAGGACTTCACCAGGTCCCCGGCCGCCGACTCCGGGCCGACTCTCGTCACCGAGATCACGTGGTTGCGAATGCACATCGAACACGCCGGCCGGGCTCTCCACGCCCAGCACGGCCAGGACAACCCCTGGCCCAAGTCGTGCAAATGCGTCGGATGCGAACTCATCGTCGCTACCGACATCCGCGAGACCGGTGCCGTGCACGACGACGAGATCGGGCCGCGCTCGAGTGTGGCGCAGCGGCTGATGGAGGCCGAACTGGAACTGGATATAGCGAAGTCGCACCTGAAGTTCTACCAAGCGAAGGAGCCCTCATGACCGCATCTGACACGCCACCGCCACTCACCGACGAGGAGATGGAGGCGATCCGCGCGCTTTGGTCCGACATCCGAGCCGCGCGTACCGAGAAGACCTCGATCGGCGAGATGGTGCCCGTCGACATCGACCTGTTCGACGCGAAGCTGCCCAAGGTGTTCGCCGAGGTCGACCGGCTCCGGGCCGAGGCTGAGCGGCACGCCCGCGACCGCAACGCCTACGTCAAAAAGACCGTCCAGCGCTACTACGACGCGGTTGCCGAGCGGGACGCCCTGGCCGCGAAGGCCAAGCAGGCGTGGTCCGAAGGGCACTCTGCAGCGCTCGCGGCAGGGTGCGACCAGGAGGACCAGTTCCGCACCAACCTGGGCGTCTTGCTGGTCGCCGAGGAACAGCGATGCCAGATGGCGATCAACGAGAACCCGCTCGATCCGCATCTCCTCGGCCGACTGACCGGGCTGCAGCGTGCTCGCGACATTGTCACCGGCGACGCCTTCCCCGCCGCCCTCGGCGAAACCGGAGGCACCGATGGCTAGGTGCGACATGGAAATGTGCCCGATGTGGGACGGCGACGGCTGCCCCTGCAAGACGTTCGACCTCGACCGAGGCGACCTGCCGACGAGCGGCACCTTCACGACTGAACAGGTCACGGAGGACGAGGACCGGCCCGAGCACGAGTGCCAGCTTGACTGGTTCGAGGACGGCGACCTCTGCGGCGGCTGCGACCGTGATCAGGCCGAGGCCCCCGGGGAGCAGCAATGAGCACCGGACCGAGCGAGGAAGCCGTGGCGTTCGCGGTGGCCGGGCTGAGGCATCGAGCCGCTACCGGCAGGCACGCACACCACAAGCACTGCATCCACAACCTGACCCCCGAGGAACAGGTGGCCGTGCGCGGCAGAACCGTGGAGTGGTGGACGAAGGTCATCGGGCCACTGCCGGAACAGATCGGACCCGAGGACTGGGAGATCGAACCCCCGGAGTTCACCACTCGCCTCGTCGGCCTCGGAGGAGACAGCGATGCCGGATGAGACCTGCCCTGCGCAGACCGGACCCGTCTGGAAGCTCGGCGGCGAAAGCTGCGGGTGCCGACTCCCCGCCGGGCACGAGACCCAACCGCCGCATGACATCGACGGCATCGACTCCCGAACCCATCAATGCGATTGCGGCTCCTGGTGGGTCGACTCGATCAGAAAGGACGGACGGACCGATGCCTGACCTGGACCCCTGCCTCCTCTGCGACCGCCCGCATGACGGCCCCCGCTACACCGCTGGACTCGGGGAGCACGACTGGACACCCGGTTGGGAGGCCCCGCGCAAACCACTGCGGAAGAGCGACCGCAAGGCCATCCCGCACCCTGCCGGCGGTGTCACCTACCCCGTCGACCCGCACGACCCCGACGGGACCCGCATCTGCGGCGACCGGCTGTTCTACGGAAGGAACAAGGCATGAGCGACAACGGATTCCACCTCGACGACCCGGAGGCCGATGAGGACTTCCAGCGGTGGCTGCAATGGGGGTCGATGACACGCAACTGGACCCAGCAGGACGCCAAGGACTTCCTTGACGGGTTCGTGGATGGGTTGCGCTCATCCTTCCCGGACCTCGATCCAAAGCCGCGCAAACCGTGGTGGAAGCGGATCTTCAGCCGCTGATCCGCCGGGCGACGCGGGCACGGCACCCGCGCCGCATTAGACGCAAACGAATGCAAGGACCGTCCCAGTACCATCGATCGTCCACAGGGGGAACCATGACCGACACCGCCACCACGTGCACCCGCGACGGCCGCCCGGTCGCCGACGGCGCCTACTGCTGCGCCGCCTGCGTCGAGCAGACGAACGTCAACCTCGACTGGATCGCCGACCTCCACGACGAACTGGAAACCACCCTGACCCGACAAGACCGGGTCTCATCAGGAACCGGCGGCCGCGCCTCGGCCGAAACGCCCCTCCCGCTCAACCTGCACGCCAGCGACGTCGGCCACCGCCTCCGCAACGCCCTCACCACGTGGGCGAGGATCGTCATCGACGAGCGGGGATTCGCGCCCCCGGACGACAACCTCACCGAGATCGCGCGATTCATCCGAGGCGTCACCGGATGGATCGCCCGCCAGGACTGGGGCCCCGAGTGCTTCGACGAGCTGAGCCGGGTAGCGGTCGACCTCGGACGCGCCATCGACTCCCCGCCGCCCATGATCTCCCTCGGCACCTGCGACGCCGACAACTGCGAGGGCGAACTGCGGGCGCACCAAGGGGCAGCATTCGTGCGATGCCCGGAGTGCCGCGAGTCCTACGACGTGGCGAAGCGCAAGGACCAGCTCCTGGCCCGCGCCGACCACCGCCGGTTCAACGCCGCCTCCCTCGCCCGCATCCTCACCGCCCTCGGCAGCCTCGGCCCCGACGGGAGGCCCGTCGTCCGAGAAGCGAAATGGATCTACAACCGGGTCCAGTGGAAGCTCCTCGCCGCCGCCGGCGAAGACGACTCCGGGCGGCCGACCTACAGCCTCGGCGCGGCTCGACGCCTCCACGACCAGGACATCCAGCAAGCCATACTGAAGGCCGCCCGCGCGGCAGAGAAGGAGACCCAGGCAGCATGAGCGACCCGATGAACCACACGCTCACCCGTCACCAGTACCGCATCGACGACGTCAGGCACGGCCACGAGAAGGACGCCCAGCACCGCGCCGAGAAGGAGGGCCATGTCCCGCCAGGCGTCGGGCCTCTCGAGGTCATCGCTTGGGGCTCCTCCACCAGCGACTACGTCTGGCAGTGGATCACAGGCGACGACCCCACCGGCGAGACGACCGAGGTCTGGTTCGCAGATGGGCCGCTCTCCGGCCAGTCCCGCGCCATCCCCTACGCAGTCGAGGTCGGCGACCGCCTCCCGGTCAAGGCGTGGCCGCTCGCTGCGGGCCCCAACGCTGAACAACTCCGCGCCACGGAGGACGTCTACGAAGTCCAGCAGCGCGAGGACGGCCTCTGGTACGGCAGGATCGTCTCATGACCCTCTCCATCGTCGACTTCCTCAACGCCCGGCTGAAAGCCGACCAGGACGCCGCAGAAGCCGCCCGCGACCTCATGGACGAGCCCTGGAAGATCTTCCCCGAAGGGCCTGAAGAGGAGAACTACAGCGGCGGCTACCGCATCTCCAGCGGCGTCACCATCGCCGGGCACGTCGAAGAGGCCAAGGCCGCCCACATCGCCCGCCACGACCCGGCCCGTGTCCTCCGCGAGGTCACGGCCAAGCGGGCGATCATCGAAATGGCCGCCTACCGCCTCACCGCCGCCGAGGAGCTGGAGGCCAAGGGCGTCGAATCGACTGGCGAGCTCCGTGCACCCGCCGAGTACCTGCTGTCGACCCTCGCCGCCATCTACAGCAACCACGCGGAGTTCCGTGAGGAGTGGTGACGGCAACTCCGCTCCACCCCCAGTCTTGACACAATAAGTTCGGGGTGAGAACATAACGTTCATAGGGTCGAGAGCACTGTCTCCCGGCCCCTCAGCATTTCTCCGGGGGTAGCAGCGGGGAGGCCCACCAGAGCCTCCCCGCTTCCTCGTCTACCCCACGCGGGAGGTGCACATGCCCTCTCCCATTCCCGAAGCCACACGCGCAGCAGTCCTCGAAGACATCGCCTCCGAAGAGGAACTGTCCACCCGCACGATCGCGGACCGGCACGGCGTCTCCGAGTCGACCGTCCGCAAGATCGCCAAGGACAACGGATTCACTGACGCGTTCACGCGCGCGAACACCGAAAGCGCGACCCGCGCGCGTGTGGCCGACATGGCCGCCCGTCGGGCAGATCTCGCGGCGGGCCTCCTGGAGGACGCCGAGAAGCTCCGCAAGCGGGCCTGGTCCAAGTACACGCACGTCGCCAACGGCTCCGAGGGCCTGGAGTCCATCGAGCTCGACCTGCCGCCACTCTCCGAGGTTCGCAACGCCTATGCGGCGCTGGGGATCTCGGTGGACAAGCACTTGCAGCTGGTGAAGCACGACTCCGACACGAACGGCATGGCCGCGGTCGACGAATGGATCGTGTACATGCGAGGCGGCGCCGAGTGAGGTTCCGGCCCCTGGCCGGCAAGCAGCTCGAGGCCGTGCAACTGTCGACCGCCCGGGAGAACATCTTCGAAGGGGCCGTGCGCTCCTCGAAGACGATCTCCTCGATCGTCAAGTGGCTCGAATACGTCCGCTTCGGGCCCTCCGGTCCGCTGCTGATGGTCGGCAAGACCGAGCGGACGTTGAAGCGCAACATCATCGACCCGATCCAAGAAATGGTCGGTGCGAAGCGCTGCCGGTTCAAGGTCGGCGCTGGCGAAGTCGACCTGCTGGGACGGACCATCTACGTCGCCGGCGCGCACGACGAGTCCTCGGCGGACAAGATCCGCGGCATGACCCTCGCGGGCGCGTACGGCGACGAGCTGACCGTCTGGCCCGAGTCGTTCTACGACATGCTCGGCACCCGCTTGAGCGTCCCGAATGCCCAGTTCTTCGGCACCACGAACCCCGCGGCGCCGACGCACTGGCTGATGAAGAAGTACCTCAAGCGCGCCGCACTCCACTTGGACCGGGACGGCAGGATCATCCGATCCACCGATCCGAACGCGCTCGACATGCACCGCTTCTCCTTCAAGCTCGCCGACAACCCGTCCCTGTCCGAGGACTACGTCCGGAACCTCTCGACGAAGTACACGGGCCTGTTCTACCGCCGGTACGTGTTGGGCGAGTGGGTGTTGGCCGAAGGCGCCGTGTATGAGCACTGGGACCCTTCGAAGCATGTCGTGCAAGATCTCCCCCGGATCGACACGTGGATCGGCGTCGGCATCGACTACGGGGCGACCAACCCGTTCTCGGCGATCCTCGCCGGAGTCGGCACCAGCCCTGACGGCATCCGCCGCGTCTACCTCACCCACGAGTACCGCTACGACGCCTCAACCGCGGGCCGCCAGATGGCCCCCTCCGAATACTCCGAAGCCGTCCAGCGCTGGCTCGCCACCGCCGTACGGCCCGGCGAGACCGACCGCGAAGGCGAACCGCTGCGGGGCATCACACCCCCGTGGATCTTCATCGACCCGGCCGCCGACTTCGACAACCAGCTGTTCCACGACGGCGTCCTGAACGTCGCCGACGCCGACAACGCCGTCCTCCCCGGAATCCAGACCGTCTCCTCGCTGATCGCCTCCGACCGCCTCAGGGTCCACGAATCCTGCACCGGCTGGACCGATGAAGCCCCCGGCTACTCATGGGACCCGAAAGCGACCGAGCGCGGCGAGGACAAGCCGTTGAAGATCAACGACCACTCCATGGACGCCGGCCGGTACATCCTCCACACCAACGCCCACAAGATCAGCCGACTGATCGCCTAGGAGGTGACTGTGCCGCTCCCCGACGCCAATACTCCGTGGCCGCCGCCCGCGCAAGCCGACGCGCTCGCCCGCATGGCCGACTACGACGCCTGGTGGTCCGGTGACCCCGACCGCCTCGGGAAGCGCTACACGTCCCGCACGAACGCCCCCTCGAACCGGCCCTCGCAGTACCGCGGCGGCCTCGTCGGGACCATGTCCCGGTGGTTCTGGGGCCGCCCGGTCCCCTTCGGCGAGAAGCGCACCGGCGTCCACATGCCCTTGCCCGCGGACATCGCCACCGCCTCAGCTGACCTCCTCTTCGCCGAACCGCCCCGGTACGTGTTCGAGAAACCCGCGACACGTGAGAAGTGGGAGCTCCTGGACGACCAGATGCGCCTCACCTCCCGCCTGCACGAGGCCGCGGAAGTGTGCGCGCCGTTCGGCGGCGTCTACCTCAGGACCACGTTCGACAAGGACCTGTGGAACCACCCCATCACCTCAGCGGTGCACGCGGACAACGCCATCCCCACGTTCAAGTGGGGCCGCCTCGTCGCGGTCACGTTCGTGCGCGAGCTCGAGCACGACGGCAACACCGTGGTCCGCTACCTCGAACGCTACGAACTCGACGGCAAGCCCGATGCGCGCAAGGCCTGGGCGTTCAACGGCGTCTTCAAGGGCACTCCCGAGAAGCTCGGCTCGCCGGGCAAGCTAGACGACTTCGACGACACCAAGGGCCTTCCCGAGGTATTGGACCTCCAGATGCCCGTCCTCCCTGTCGCCTATATCCCCAACATGCTCCCCTCCCGCGAGGACCGCGGATCCGACCTCGGGCGAAGCGACTTCGAAGGCTCCCTTGGCCTGTTCGACGCGCTCGACCTCACCGCCTCCTCCCTCCTCCGCGACGTCCGCCTCGGCAAGGCGCGCGCGTTCATCCCCGAGGCGTTCCTCCAGTCCATGGGGCGTGGAGCAGGCGCCATGTGGGACCCCGACAACGAGATCTACGCAGCCCTTGAAATCGCCCCGACGTCGAGTGCAGCGCAGATCAACGTGCAGCAGTTCGCGATCCGCGTCACCGACCATGTCGCCACCATGACCCAGTGGGCGCGCGCCGCAGTCGAGACCGCGGGCTACTCCGCCAGCACCTTCGGGTTGGAGCGCGACGGCGGCGACCCCACCGCCACCGAGGTCAACGACCGCAAGTCCCGCTCCTCCCGAACCCGCCGCAAGAAAACCGGCTACTGGGGCGAGGGCATGAGAGACCACGCGGCCGCCGTCCTGTGGACCGCGAAGGTGCAGTTCAGTCTTGACGTGGACCCCACGGACCTGCCGAGGATCGACTGGCCCGAACTGGCCGAACCCGACCCCTTGGCTGAAGCCCAGACCCTCCAAGCACTCCGCGCCGCGGGCCTCCTGTCCCGATACCTGGGCGTGAAGGCCCAGCACGAGGACTGGGACGACGACGAGATTGAGAAGGAAGTCGACCGGATCACCGCCGAGCAGCCCGAAGCGCCCGACGAGTTCGCGTTCGGCGGCCAGCCTCCTGCCGACCAGGAAGAGGACGAGGAGTCCGGGGACGAGGCCTAAGTGCCCGTCGACCGATCCCTCGCCGTAGACCTCGCCGCTAACCTCGCAGACCTCTACCGCGACGCCGAGACCCGCCTGGCCGCGAACCTCGCCAGGCGCATCCGTTCGGACATCACCTCCGGCAGTCAAGACCGATTGGCTGCTCTCACTGCACTACGCCAGCAAGCCGAAGCCGTCCTGAACGCTCTCAATGGTCCACGACGCGTCCTCGTCGAGCAGGCCCTGATGGAGGCCTACGCCCGCGGCGCCCGCGCCGCCGTGGACGAGATGGCCCGCCTCGAAGGCGACCGGTGGATCGACTTCCTCGCCCGCCGCTCACGCATCGTCAAGGCGATCACGAGACTCCTCGGGTACGCCCGCAAGCGCGAAGCCCGCCTCGACGAAGTGGTGACCGCGCTCCGCTCCGACCTTCCCGGCATCGACGCGCTCATGGGCCTCGCGCAGGAACTCACCCAGCGCATGTCCTCGACGCACCTGCACGTGCTGCGCTGGCAGCAAGATGCTTACCGCGAGGTCATGGCGCAACCCGCCGCAGATGTCCTCCTGGGCACCAAGACCAGACTCAGGGCCGCTCAAGTGGCCTGGGAGCACCTGCTGTCCAAAGGCGTCACCGGATTCACCGACCGCCGCGGCCGCAACTGGGAGCTGGCGAGCTACACGGAGATGGCGACCCGCACCACCGTCGCACATGCGGCAGTTGAGGGAGCACTGGATCGCTTCCGCGAGGCCGGGATCAACCTGGTCATCGTCTCCAACGCCCCGCAGGAATGCGAGCGCTGCCGACCATGGGAGGGCAAGGTCCTCGCGATCACGGGCCCCGCCGGAACTCGTGTGCTCGAGCACGGCATCCAGGACGGCGTCATGGTCACCGTCGACGTCGTCGCAACGGTCGCCCAGGCGATCACCGCCGGACTCATGCACCCGAACTGCCGTCACTCCCTCGCCGCTTACCTGCCTGGCGTCACCAAGTCGCCGACGCACACCCAAGACCCGCAGGGCGACGAAGACCGCCAGCGCCTCCGGTACCTCGAACGGCAGCTGCGCAAGGCGAAGCTCGATGAAGTCGCGTTCATCGATCCCGGCGCGAAGACGTCCGCAGGCCGGAAGGTCCGCGCGATCCAGGCGAAGATCCGCGACCACGTCAAGGACACGGGCCTGATCCGCCAGCGCCAGCGCGAGCAGATCGGCTCCGCGCGCTAACGACTTCCGCCGCAAGGCGAAGACCATCCCGGCGAGATGCCGGGACGGGCTCACACGACGGGCGAGATGCCCTGAGTGCCACATGGAAGGAACAGCCGAGATGGCTGACGACACCACCGCGGACACCACGTCCACGGACGACACCACCGAGACGCCCGACAAGCCCGACGAGAAGTCGAGCGAGGACGTCTCCGGCCTCAAGTCCGCACTGGAGACCGAAAGGGCGCAACGCAAAGAGTTTGAGAAGGAACTCAAGGCCCTGCGCGCCGAATCGGACCAGCGCAAGCAAGAGGCCATGTCCGAGACCGAGAAGGCCATCGCCCAGGCGAAGGCCGCGGGGCACGCCGAAGCGACGAAGGCCGCGGGCACGAAGCTCGCCGCCGCCGAGCTGAAAGCGGCCGCCAAGGACAAGGGCGTCAACCTCGCCGACCTCATCAAGGCCGACCTCATCAAGGTCGATGCGTTCGTCGACGAGAACGGCGACGTCAACACGAAGGCCATCGAGAAGGCCGTCGCGGCATTCGCCGACATGGCCCCCGCTCAGGCGCCGGGCCGATCGGGTGCGCAGATCCCCGGAGGCTCCGGGGGCCGCACCAACACCACGCCAACACTCGACTCCGCCGTGGCTGCCCGCTACGGCATGTAGCCATAGGAGAAACCCATGCCGGTCACACTGGCCCAAGCCAAGCTGAACACCCTCGATGACGTCGACATGGCCGTCATCGACGAGTTCCGCAAGTCCTCGTGGTTGCTGGACAACCTCACCTTTGACGACGTCGTCAACCCCGCCGGCGGGGGCGCGACCCTCACCTACGGGTACACGCGCCTCGTCACGCAGGCCACTGCCGCGTTCCGTGCGATCAACGCCGAGTACACGCCGCAGGAAGCGACGCGTGCGCGGTACACCACGGACCTGAAGGTCCTCGGTGGGTCGTTCCAGATCGACCGCGTCCTGGCGAACATCGGCCCCACCCTCTCCGGCGAGGTCGTCAACCAGATGCGCCAGAAGGTGAAGGCCACGCAGGCGACGTTCTCGGACGCCGTCATCAACGGCGACACCGCCGTGAATGCGAACAGCTTCGACGGCCTGTCGAAGGCACTGACCGGCTCCAACACCGAGATCGACGGCTCCGCGGTCAACTGGACCACCGTCAACTCCCAGACGACCGCAATCGACGCGCAGAAGCTCCTGCGCCGCCTCGTCGCCGTCATGGACGGCCGCCCGGACGCGCTGCTCATGAACGCTGACGCGCTCGCGGCCCTGGAGACCGTTGGGGACTACGCGTCCTCGCTGGACTCCCGGGAGTTCTTCGGCCGCACCATCACCACCTGGCGCGGCGTTGCCCTGATCGACCTGGGCGACAAGGCCGGCTCGACCGACCCGATCATCCCCACTGACGCCGTCACCGGTGAGACCGACATCTACGCCGTTCGCCTGGGGCTGGACGGGTTCCACGGCATCTCCACCGTCGGCGGGAACCTCATCACCCAGTTCATGCCCGACTTCACCACGCCTGGCGCCGTGAAGACCGGCGAAGTCGAGATGGGCCCGGTCGGTGTCGCCCTCAAGGCCACGAAGGCCGCGGCCGTGCTGCGTGACGTCCAGGTCGTGACGCCGTGACCGTGATCCACAGCCCCGTCGAGGGGTACACGGGCCCCGGCCCGGCCGGACTCATGTTCGAGGACGGCCGCGCCGAGACCGACAACGACATGGTCGTCCGCTACGCCCGCAAGGCCGGGTACGGCATCGACGGCGACGCCAGCGCGCCCGAAGCGCCCGTCCAGCCCGACTCCCGTGAGGTCGGCGGTGAGCATGTCGTGGGCACGCGCCTGCGCGATGCCGCCGTGGACCCGCGCGAGGAGGACTTCCTGCCGCCGACGAACGCCGGCGAAGCGGACCCGCACGGGCCGCTCGTCGTCGCACCCGGCGTTCACGCCTCTGAGACCGGGCCGATCCACCCCGGCGACGTCCACGTCGACGACCCGAAGGTCCAGGAGGCGCAGGAGACCGCGCTGGCTGAGGCCGTGTTCGTCCGGAATGAGGACGTCACCGAGGCGACCCGGGCCGCGGCGGGGGAAGCGGCGGGGCAGGAGCACCGTCCCGCCCAGTCCGCCCCGAAGGCCGAATGGGTGGACTACGCGATCCTCCGCGGGGTCTCCCGCGAGGACGCCGAGTCGATGACGAAGGCCGACCTCATCGCCGCCTACACGGAGGAGTGACCGGTGCCGGTGTACGCCACACAGGCCGAATACGAAGCGAGTCCCTACGGGGCGACACCGGCACCGGCCGACATCACGAAGCGCCTCGCGGTCGCCTCCGCGGACATCGACGGCATGATCCTCACCGCCGTTTACGACGTCGACAGCTCCGACCTGCCGACCGACACGGCCATCCGTGAAGCACTGCGGCAGGCCACGATCGCGCAGGCGAAGCACACGATCGACCGTGCCGCGGCAACAACGCGGACGGCCACCGAGGTGTCCATCGGCACGGCCCGCGTCAAGTACGGCACCGCCTCCGGCGAGGTAGTCGTTCCTGAAGGGCCGCTGTCGTCGGAGGCGCGCACGATCCTGCACAACGCCGGCTTGACGCCGGCGACCGTGTACCGGCCAGGGGGTTGAGATGGCCCTCCCGCCCGAACTGATCCAGCACGAGGTCACCGTCCACCCCTACGCGGGAACGGACGGGTACGGCCGGGACACGTTCGGGGCCTCGTTTCAGGTGCCGTGCTTCCTCGAAGACGTGCGCCGGACGGTGCTCGACAAGGACGGGTCCGAGGTGGTCTCAGAGTCGACGTTCTACGCCGACCCCGGCCCGGTCATCCCCGGCAAGTCCAAGGTGGTCCTGCCCTCGCGGGAGACGCGCGTGATCCTCGTCAAGGACCACGACCTCGGCTCCATCGACGGCCCCTCCCACCTCGAAGTCAACTGCAAGTAAGGGGTTGCGATGGGGCAGGTCAAGTTCACCTGGAACGGCGAGGCCGTGAAGCGCCGCCAGCGCGAGGGACGCAACAAGGGCCTGAGGAACGCAGCCGAACACCTGCTCGGGGAGTCCCAGAAGATCGTCCCGATCGAAGAGGCCACGCTTGAACGCTCCGGCGTTGCGAGCGTGGACGGATCGAAGGGCCAGGCCGCGGTCTCTTACGACACCGTCTATGCGCCGATCCAGCATGAGCGCCTGGACTTCCAGCACGACCCGGGCAGGTCCGCGAAGTACCTCGAGATCCCGTTCAACGCCGAGCGGGCGACGATGCTCGGGATCATCGCCGCCGAGGAACGCCGGGCCCTGCGATGAGCTGGACCTCAGACCTCCTCATCGGCCTCGCCGAGTACGGGGCGGCGAACGGCGGCGGCACCTGGAGCCCCACGGGGGTCTACACCACCAACCAGACCGGGATCCTCATCGCCGTCTCCCCGCCCGAGCCCGACAAGGTCGTCATCCTCACCCCCTACGGCCCCTTGGGGCAATGGGACGACGGCGACGTCCTCCAGGGACTGCAAGTGCGGTACCGGGGCGCACGCAACGACCCCACCTCCACCTACGACCTCCGCGACACCTGGCGGGACCTTCTCGACGGGATCGGCGGGGACGGCCTCGTCGAGTTCGGCGGGGTCCTGGTCTCCCAGATCTACCACGACTCCGGCACCGGGCTGGGGTCCGACGGCAACGTCCGCCTCGAGTGGTCGGACAACTTCCACATCCAGGCGGCGCGGCCGACCGCGCTTCGCCAGTAACGAAGGAGCACACCATGGCTGAGGGCACAGCGCTCGCGCGCCGCTTCCGCCTCGACATCAACATCGGCACCGAAGCGGTCCCGAACTACCAGGAGCTCAAAGGTCTCAACGAGTTCAACGGCGGCCCGATCTCCCCGATCACCCAGGCCGACATGCACTACGACTCCGACGGCTGGAAGGGCTACGTCAAGACCGCCCAGGAGTACCTGATCGAGGGCAACGTGTCGGTCAAGCGCGACCGCACCACGAAGCTCCTCAACACCGTCCACCAGTTCCTGGAGGACGCCTCGAAGGGGTTCGACGGGGACGAGATCGTCCAGTTCCGCTTCTACGACCGCGGCGGCCAGCTCATGGGCGCCGAGGGCTGGGGCATCGTCACCTGGACGGCCGACGGCGGCGACGCCGAGCAGAAGGGCACCGTCGCGTTCTCACTGATGCCCGACGCCGACCGGCCCCAGCTCGAGGCCATCGACAACCCGCTCAACGACGACCCCGACCCGATCGTCGACGCGGTCGCCCCGGCCACCGGTGACGACGCCGGCGGCACGCTCGTCAAGATCACCGGCGCGTTCTTCACCGGCGCCACCGCGGTCACCTTCGACGCGGTCGCCGCCACGAGCGTCAACGTCGAGAACTCCACGACGATCTACTGCCTCACCCCCGCGGGCGCCGCGGGCCTGGCGGACGTCGCCGTCACCACGCCCGACGGCACCGGCACGAAGGTCAACGCCTTCACCTACACCGCCTAGGAGACCTGGTGTCTGACGCTGAAAAGCACGTGTGGGAGAACGAGGATGAGGACCTGGTCGTCGTCGTCGATCTCCCTGGCGGTCCCCGCGAGTACGTGATCGCGGACGTTGACGCCGAGACCGGTCGATGGGCCAATCGGCTGTTCCAGAAGTCGCAGGCGGCCAAGCGCCGGTCGGACGCGGGCGAGGACGTCGAGGACATCGACGCGGACCTTCACTTGTCCGACGAGGCCGAGAAGGACTTCTACGGCAAGCTCCTCGGATCCACGCTCGACGACCTCGAATCCGACGGGGTCAGGTGGAAGAAAGTCCAGCTCGTCGGCCAGGTCGCCTACGCGTGGGTCCTCCGGGGCCTGGAGGGCGCGCGGGCGATGTGGGAGGGCGACCCAAAACCGAACCGGGCGCAGCGGCGAGCTACCCGCGCGTCTGGATCCAAGACGAAAACCGGTGGGGCTGCGGCGAACCGGACGAGCACGGCATCTACTCGTGGTACGAGGACGCCGAGCACACGCTCCCCTCGCTGATCTTCGAGCAGTGGCCGCTGATCGAGTCTGACCTGCATCAGATCTACGGCATCGACACCGGCTCCGGTGTCCTCGCTGACCGCTCCTGGAAGTGGTTGCAGACCCGCATCATGGGGCTGCTGACCTGCGAATGCCGCCTCCAGCGCAAGCTCGCGCCACCCGAGAAACCCAAGGACCCATCCGTTCCGCACGCTCCCCGAAGGTGAGGTGACGGATGGCCCTCAACCTGGGTGAGCTGAACGCGATCATCAGCGCTGATGACCGTGGCTTCAACCGCACGATCGACCGTGTCCACGACAAGATGGAGAAGGTCTCCAAGCGCATGGGCGGCCTCACTGGCCTGTTGAGCGTCTTGGGGAAGGCGACCGCGTTCTCGGCTCTCGCTGCCGGCGCCGCGGGTGCCGCGTCGTCCATGGGGCCGCTCGTCGGACTCGTCGGGGTACTTGGAGTCGCCGTCGGCACGCTCGGCGCGGCCATCCCTGCCTTCCTGGCGGGCGCGGCCGTCGCCGTAGCCACGCTCACCATCGGCTTCTCGAACATGGGCGACGCCATCAGTGGCGACGAGGAGGCCTTGGAGAAGCTCGCCCCGGCCGCCAAGGAAGTCGTGGGCGTCCTCTCCGACCTCAAGGATGAATGGAAGGCCGTCACCCGCTCCGTCCAGCAGAAGCTGTTCGAGGGCCTGGCCGACGACCTATCCGTGGTCGCGAAAACCTGGCTTCCCTTGCTGGACAAGGGCCTCGGGAAAGTGGCGGGCGGATTCAACTCCGTCGCGCAATCGGCCGCCAAGGCCCTGACGCAGTCGAAGGTCATCGAGGGCTTCAACGCCGTAGTGGACAACACCGCGCAGGGCCTGAAGAACTTCGCAGTCGGTGTGGGTCCGTGGCTGGCCGGTATCGGTGTCCTCCTGTCGGCGTTCTCCCCGCTCCTGGCCGAAGCCGGAACGTGGGCGGCGGCGTTGGGCGAGCGGTTCGCCGAGTGGATCACCTACAAGGAGTCCACGGGGCAGCTCCTGGACTTCATCAACCAGATGAAGGACACGTTCTCCACCCTCGGGGACATCGTCTCCAACGTGGGGTCGATCCTGTTCAACGTCTTCGCCGCCACGCAGGAGTCCGGCGGCGGCCTGCTGGGCACCATCGAGGACCTCACCGGCCAGTTCGCGGACTTCCTCAACTCCGCCGAAGGCTGGGAGGCCCTCAACACGTTCTTCGGCGCCCTGAAGGACGTCGGCAACGCGGTCCTCCCGATCATCCTGTCCCTCGCCGAGGCCTTCGGGACCGACCTCGCACCGAAGATCGGCGACATCGCCGAGGGCGTCGGCCCCTCCCTGTCCGCCCTGATCACCGAGATCGGCGACGCGATCGGGGAGATCGACGTCAAGGAACTCGCAGAAGGATTTACGGACGTCCTCGACGCGATCACCCCCCTGATCGGGCCGCTGGGCGATTTCGTCGGCGGCGCCACCGAGCTCGATGGGCTGGTCCCGGCCCTGGTCGTTGGACTGGGGGCGTGGACCGTTGCGCAATGGGCCCTGAATACCGCGTTGTGGGCCAACCCCATCGCGCTGCTCATCGGCCTGATCATCGCCCTGGTCGCGGTCATCGCCCTGGCGATCCTGAACTGGGACAAAATCGTCATCGCGTTCAAGCTCGGATGGCTGTACATCGAGGATGCGTTCGCCAAGGGCAAGGCGGCCGTCGACGTGCTCTTGCGTGCGGTCGCCGACTTCTTCATCCAGCGGTGGACCTCCATTGTGGCCACCACGCAGCGGGCGATCGACGGCGTTCTCGCGTTCATCGGGAGAATCGCCGAAGTCCCCGGGCGTATCGCCGCCTGGCTGACCGACATGAAGGACCGCGCGGTCGCCAAGTTCCAAGAATTCGTGTCCGCCGCGGGCAACAAGATCGACGCGGTCCTGGGCGTCATCCAACGGCTGGGAGGCATCCCGGGCAAGATCGCGGGCTTCGTGCAGTCCGCGAAGGACCAGGCGGTCAGCAAGTTCAACTCGCTCGTCGACTGGGTCAAGGGCCTGCCGGACCGGATCTCGAACGCCTTGGGGGACTTGGGAAGCCTGTTGAAGAACGCGGGCCGGGACATCATCAACGGCCTGCTCGACGGCATCACGGAGAAATTCGGCGCCGTCCAGGACAAGCTCTCCGAACTCACCGGGATGCTCCCCAACTGGAAGGGCCCCGAAGCGGTCGACAAGAAGCTGCTGTTCAAGCCAGGTACATGGGTGATCGGCGGCCTGATCGAGGGCCTCGATTCGATGATCCCGCAGGTGGAACGGACCCTCCAGGGCCTCACCACGGACATCGG